GTAAATAGGACCTTAAAATATTACGATGATGTTGCAAACAATAGGGCCAAAATAAAAAAAGGATATACTGGGGATCCTGATATGGCTCAGGTTCGAGTTAAGGGTAAGAACTTAATGAGAAGACAAGATCTTCCTGAGTCATTAAGAAAGATGATGGGCGAGGAAGATAACGCGTATGTTAGAATGGTGACCTCTGTTACTAACATAGCACAGATGAACGCAAACTTTACGATGATATATAAATTGAATGAGATATCTCGTGAAAGCGGAATGGGTCCTATGATATTGCGTCCTATGGAGTATAGTCCTATGAGGCAAGTATCGAATAATCCAGAAATAGTTTTAACTCCAGATAATTTAACAGGTTTTGCAATAACCTTAGGCTTAATTGATTCTGACATGAACGTACAGGATCTCATGAAGCAACAAGGATTTAAAGATATCAGACAGGCTCAAGATTTTATCCTTGATTTTTTCCAAGATAACTATACAGTTGTAAACGACAAGAGATCTCCCATGGATGGTAAGGCTGTCTCAAATGAATTCTTGAGCATGGTTAAACAAACACCTATGTATCAGGCAAATGGTGATGATTTAAAAAGCAACCTTCTGCAAGGTTATTATAATACTTTATTACAAATGCGAAAGGTTAGGGTGCTTTACAACCTACCTACCTGGAGAAAGAATATAATGGGGGGATGGTACTTCCTTGGCGCTAACGGTATTTTTGGTTACAACCAGCAGCGAGGTGGGTTTACTGTAATGAAGGATCTTAAAAACAGATTAAAGAAAATCAAAACTGGAGAGACTGATCCTGAAATAGAGGTGTTGCTTGAGAAGGTTGGTGAGTTAGGCTTGCTCGGTGCTTCTTTAAACGCGGCCTTAGTAGGAGACATAAACGACTCGTATTATGACATGGGATCTGGAGGAGATCCTAATACTGCATGGGCTTGGTTGCCTAAGTACCTTCAAGAAACACAAAAAAAATTAGGCACTAAGTCTTCTCGTATTGCTTATCAGTATGGTTTTATAGATGACTATACAAAACTTATTGCTTACCTATCTAAAAGAGAAAACTTTGCCAAACGATTAACATCTAACCCTGAAGGCAAATCATACAGCGAATTAACTGCCCCTCAACAGCAGGAAGTAGACATCGCTGTAGTGGAAAGGATCAAACAAAATTTTCCTACCATGTCTAGGATTAGTCCAATGTTTAGGAATATAATGTCGTTACCATTCGGAGACTTCTTATCATTTCGAGTAGAAGCATTTCGAAGTTTCTTTTCAATCTATTTAAATGCAATCAACGATCTAAAGGAAGGTATAAGTAATAACAACCTTACGGAATCACAACGTAATGCTTTTATGCTTGATGGATTTAGATCTTTATCTATGGGTATAGCGATGTCAACAATGTCTGCGTCAGGATATAAATTTATTCTTAACCAATTCTTGGATGACGAAGAAGATATAGAATTGTCAGATGATGTAAGGGGTGTTAACTATGTTCTTCCTCCTTGGATGGTGGGTTCTAATATCATGCCAGTATCCATGAAGGAAGATGGAACTATGAGGTTTATAAATATAAGTTCTGAAGATCCTTATGATGAAATGCAAGGGCTTATTTACGGTAGAAAAGGAATTTCTAGGAGCGAAAGTTTAATCTCTATAGGCAGGGATTTTTCAGATCCTAACCTTGCTGTTAGTTTATTAACTAATCTTATTAAAGGTCAGAACTCCTATGGTGCACCTATAGTTCGTAATCAGGATGCAACATGGTTTAACAGATGGATCATAGGTAGTACTCTAAGTGATTGGTCAAGTGCTTATGGGTCTTATATATTTAAAGAAATGTTTATCCCACCAAACATTAACTACGTATCGAAACAGGTTCGTAAACGACTCAAGGAAGCAGAAGAAAACCCTGATGCACAATTAGACCCTATCTCAACAGCGTTACAACTAGGCACATCCCTTGTATTTAGAGACTACCCTGTTAATATTGGCAAACAGTTTTATTATAACCTAGAGGATCAAAACTTTTTTACTCCGTATTCGGATTTATCTAAACGAGAAAAGTTCAACAGAAAAGTTAGGCTTAATGAAATCAAAACAGCATATGATTTTATAAGAAGATATGGAAATAAAAATAATAACGTGGATATAATTCGATCGGCTTCCAGGAGTATAAAAAATAAATTTAGAAAGAGCAGAGCAGAGCAGTTGTATCTCCTGTATGATATGGATTTGCCAGAATAATTCAGATAATTATTTTTAATTAAATGGTAATACCTTTGCAGTATACAAACCATTTATGAAAAGAAGATCCCCTATAGATATGTTAGATACGTTTGGAGAAGATAGAGTTCTTGGTATTAGTATCAAGTCCCTCATTGCGATAGGGATGACTATAGCGATGGCGGTATCAGGTTATTCAATGATAAAGCGGGACATCGAACTGGCTAAGGTCTTACCCAAAAGCCCGGTATCAGCCCAGCAATTCGAGTTGCAAACAGAGATCATTGAGAATGCTATCCTTGAAACGCAACAAGACATCAATGCCATAAACAGTAGCCTTAAAAAAATTGACGAGCGTCTTTATAATTTATCTCGGAAATGAAATGCTCTACGCTAAGTATAATTCTTCTTGTGGTTTTGGTAGTGGCAGGATTAACAACCGGCTGTAGCACACAATGGCATCTCAAGAGAGCGATCAAGAAAGACCCAACGATTCTAGTCCAGGACACCGTGATTGTAAGGGACACGGTTGTGACAAATTCGACTGCTGTATTGGATACGGTCACCATCTCAAAGATCGATACAGTAGAGATAGTAAAGAACAACTTCCGAGTAAAGATTATGCGGAGTTACGACACCCTAATAATAGATGGAGGTTGTGAGGCTGACACAATTGTCAGGACAGTCAATGTTCCATTTGAAAAAATAGTATACACTTCTCACGACAAGTGGTACCACAAAATATATAAAGGGTCCTTCTTTATATTGACGGCACTACTGCTCTTCTTGTTCGGATACAGGGTGCTCAGGAACTAACTCATGAAATCTTGAGTAGCCTCCAAATACTACTGGCCATTCTCTTACTTCTTCAGGTGTATAATGCCCTACTAAGTATTGACTACTGGAAGTAAACATAATAAAAATCATTTCATCACAGTCCTCTTTCTTCATGGCTGCTTCATTGGCTTTAAAGGATCCCTCAGAAGTTTTTATACTAACCTTTTTAACCTCACCATCCTTCATTACTTTCATGTCATCATCATGCTTAATGTCCTTCTTGTTCTTTAGTAGGGTAGAGACAGCATATCTAGAATACTCAGGGGTTATCTCATAATAATACCTAACCAATAACTCACCTAGAACTCCAACAAATTCTGTATAGTATTCTCGTGTAACCTCTCCAAGTAACAGCGATCTTTTAATACCTGTCCTCTGGCGATGGGTTCCTTTATATCTTTCTTTATTGGCGACAACTCTTCTTTGCGCTATGTCCGCGGCATACTCCCTAAGGTATTGAGGAATATCAACCTGTATCATGCCAGCCCCTCCAGCCTTATCTTGTTTATAGTATGGAGATCATACTCTTTGATGCAGTGCTCATATAAATTATTGGCTAAGTCTTCTGCCTTATTCAACGTCATTGTTTTGACCGCATCTTTCCAATCCCCAGGAGAACTACAAAGGATTCCTGTCTTCCCATTTATTATAGCCTGCTTGTATGGTCTTACATTACTAGCGATGATCGCTGTTTTAGTTAGCCCTGCTTCAACAACTTTAAGTTCTGACTTGCATCGATTAAACTTACTGTCTAAAAGCGGAGCCAAAGAGACATCGAACTTCTTATAGAGAGATCCATACTCATGAGGTTCAAGTGGCAACAACTTATGCTTCGCTTTAAGAAAGTCAACGTATGAAACCCCTTTGTCGTTCCAGGTTCCTAATGCCATGCAGTATAACTCATGATCCTCAAACGTCATACCCATAGTTTTTAAATCCTCTGAGTGTCCATTGGCACCAAGGTAGCCGAACCGAACTAAGCCCTCAGGGTTTGGATTCTTTTCTTGATCCACCCATTGTTTTTCTTTGGTATATAATGTATTAGGAACTACTCTAATCTTAACCTCAGGATTTATTTTTTTCATCCGGTTACCTAAGTACTCAGAAGGTGTCCATATTTCATCCGCAATATTTATAGTCCCTAAGATATTTTTCTTCTCTGTTTTTTCGTAGTGAGGACGAGCGGGATTATCTTTTGGTATGTCCCAGAAGTCATCATTATCCAGGATCAATTTTATATTATTCTTTTTTAGAAAAGATTTAAACTCATTGTGATTAGATACACTGCATCGCCTAGAGATAACCAGGTTACTCACCTTAGTAAGGTCCCACTTTTTAAGTTCATTAAAGTTATCAAAGTAATGGGTGTTGACTCCTAGTTCTTCTTTGAGTCTTATAAATGGAGTAAGTATCCTATGATAATTAATCCCACTTAAACCATCAAGGTAAATCAGGGTCATCATTTCCATCATAGAACTCTAAGAGCGCAGCACGGACCATATCAAACTCCATGTCTATGTCTCTCTTGTATTTGCGGATTGTATTATGCAGTCTCTCTGCGTCAACCCTTGGCTTCCCTCCTTCGTCATGCAGATTCTCGTACAGGTTTGTTGCCGAATTGTGCATTCTAGATGTTGCTAGGAAGTATGTCTCACTCAACGACTTTGTATCCATGTCCTTTTATAATTGCTACAAATTGATTCTTCTCTAATGTTTCATCGTACGTTGTTGACTGGCCCGAAAAATATTTAGGGGAATCATCAATAACATAGCCGTGGTTTCTAAGGTAATCAGCCATAAATTTGCAACAACATATAGCATTGTCAACATCATAGCGACAATTATACTTAACATCAATCCTAAATTTGTCCATAGTGAAGTGATCAAATGAATCAAGCGCACTCTTGATCTCCTCCCAGTACTCGGCTTTGTGTTTAGTTCGTATCGCGAAATGCCCGCCCGCATAAAACTTATTAAGCGAGACTGGCTTCGGTAAAAATACCGTAATCTCTTGATACCCATTTTCTTCCACACTTACTAATGTAAGTCCAAAAGTTTCGTATTCAAAGAAAAAGTTGGAAAACTTTTCTCTCCGGTCCCAACCATACTGAAGCCTGTGCGTGTTGAATTGATCCTCATAAGTATAGGTCCATCAAAAGGAGTAGGGGATCCTCCGGTTTCCTGGTTTCTCATTTTTCTAATGTGAATCTCTACGGTACTACGGATATCATGATCTGGAGAAGCAATTTTTCTGTGGAACGAGGCAAAAATATCTGAACGATTCACCATCTTGCCCCCACCTTCTGTGTCCTCAGCAAACGGAGCCATTTGTAATCCATCAGGACCTTTTCTTCTTGCGGCCTCTGTTATAGCGTGAGTGTTTAACCATACCGCAAGATCATTCTTGTTAGAGAAGGTAAGCAACTCACTAGCCGCTTGATAATGATACTCGTGACTAGACAACTCAGCACCCTTCGACATAGTAATCTTCAGCGAATTGTATGGGTCAATAAAAAATCCATCATACTTCTCTTGTCTAATTAACTTCTCAGCAAACACAATTAGATCAGTATAACTATAGACCTCATCATTACTTATAATAGTAAAGTGTTTGTTCACCCACTTGAATGCCTCTACCCTTTCCTCATAATGCATCTGATCAATAGGTATGTCCATTAGAAATTCCATAAGTCTCATCTTTAAGGCCGCTGTTTTATTTTCACTAGAGTATATTATCCATCTCCAATTATGAAGGACAGCGGATGCTACCATAAGGTACAGGCCCATGGTTGTTTTACCTACATTACTATGCCCATTAAAAATGGTGAACTCTTTTTTAAATAGAAAATAGTTGTCTAATTTTTTAAGTCCTGTACTTAATCCTTTAGGAATCTCTCCTCTCGCGAACTTCTCTATCCATTCCCTATCACTATCGTCTGAAGATATAAAGGACATGTCTCCATCAAGGATAAGCATCTCTCTTTTGATCCTTTGCTCATCATCAATCACCTCACGTATAGGCATCATCTTACCTTGAACAAGACCATCGGAGATTGTCCTTTTGGCTTGGTCCATATCCTCTACCGTATCTCTTTGCTCTAATTCCCGGAGCATTATCCTTACTGCCTCCTCTTCTTCCATCCTTCCCGCGGATATGTATCCACCACAAAGAATAGCGGCCCTTAGTAATATGACATGCTTCTCCCCTTCCTCTGCTTTACGTAGCATGTGAGCAACTATGTCTATCTTCTCATAGTCGGTAAGTACTTTCTTCTCTACCCTTTCCTCTGCTTGTACAGATTCAGATAGCATGTGACCAAATATTTTACAGTCCTCCTTACTTATAATGTCCGGGTCATAACTTTCAAAACAAGCCCTTGCTTCATTGACCCCTGATGCGTCAACCTCTAAGCCATAAGTCTTATCAAAGTATGCTTGGAGTCCTTTGAAATGATCCCGATGACGCTCCGGGTTAGATATCTTAATTAAAACTTTAAGACCATCCCCTGATGGAGATACCCAACAGGCTCTAACAAAATCATCAGTACCAAGTAAAGACTTATATAGTTCTACATCTATATGGTCGAAGTCAAGTATAATATTACCACTGTGCCCTTGTATGTCATCATCACGCCTTCCAGTAAAGACCCCAGAGAATAAGGCAATAGGTAATGTTTTCTTTAATGCCGTCTCACCATCCCTAAGTTTGTCAATTGTTTCTTTATTCTTTCCCTCTCGTATACGATCCAATGCAGTCGACAGCGGAAGGTAGTGTGGCTCTGTTGTGTTCGTTATAGACCCGAACATGGTGATCATTTCATTTGAACTCATCTGAATAATTTTTATCTTTATAATGTGCTGATGCACCTACTTCTTTTTGACTTACTATGTTAGTTACACGCAGACTTAGATAATTTTTTAACTTCATCCGGTCTGCAATGCTTGTTATAACATCTTTATTCCTGTTCATGTGTCCTATTGTCTTGGCTCTAGACACTAAGGAAATGTTGCGTACTCGATGTGGTACCGGAGGCTTCTTGCCTCTACTCTTTTTTATATATATCACATCAACCAAATAATAATAAATGGTTTGACCACTCATATTATCCTCTCCTTCTCTATGACTTGATGCTGTCTCCATACAGGATAATCGTCTACCATAATGACTAACCTCCACTTCATCTCTCTCATTTCAGATTCTTCTGGAATATTAAAGTAATGATTCAAGACTCCCTTACCATTCATGTAAGTCATGGCATACAATTCATGCACCCTTGCTTCAGAATTATTGTTGATCCTACTCATGTATGCATCATGGTTACTAATATGATGTTGCACAGTACAATGTGCCTTATCAAATCTGTCGCCCAGTTCTTGGTATGTTAGTAAGGTTCGTTCTCTTACATACTTCCAAATCATTGATCTTGCTTCGACCACTGACCTCTTGCGTGTCCCGGAGTATAAATCTTTAGGGGTTACTTTATTTACCGCTGAAAATATTTCAACCGCTTTAGTAAATAAGTGTTGAGATTCTATGTGTCTGTGCAATCTTTTATCTTGCATAACCTCCTTTAGTTTTTGTGGCATTATATTTAATTTAGAATTAATATATAGGATTGTTTGGAAGTATTACGTTATCATACCAATGATTGACACCCTCTTCGGTGCCTGAAAAAACTACTAGACCCCTTCTTTTTAGGTGCCATGCCTTATGTTTTTCACTATAAGTAATGGTATAGTTACGATGAATGCTTTCCTTTTTGAATTCTGAGTATGGCATGTTGTCGTTTTCTTTTAAGCCATCTCACATACATCTTCCCTGCAAGAGCAGTGCGTTGCGGGTAATAACTTATGTTCTTACGCAATTGAGCATTCGCAATTCGCATAAACTTTTCCAAGTCTTTCATATATCTGAGAATGAATATTGTTATTGAAAGAATCAAAACCCCAGGAACTTCATGCTAAGACGACCACCCATGATATTTAACAATGATAGCAATCCGCTCCAGGGATAATGATAAATAAATTTAGAAGGGTAAATCTTCTTTGCTTTCCGCTACCGCTTTCGCTGCATTATTCTTTGCGTACTTAGCGTTGTCAGGGTGACGAGGATTAAACACAGATATGAAAGCAGATCCATCAGTCTTCATAACTAAATCCATGTTGACATTACCGGCTTCACTAGCGAATTTTTTCATCTCATCTAGTTGTTCCGTACGAAACGAGATCGGGAACTTGCTCACACCGCTATCGTATACCTTCTTTTCGCCTACATATCCAATGTACACGTCCTTTTTTGATTGATTCTCCATGATAATAAAAATTAAATTTCCCCTTGAATATAAAAATGCGTAGATGGCTTATCGCTTAGAGCGTAATCTTTGATTACATTCAGTGCGTGTTCCACCTTTCTACGGCCTGAGTCAAGAGTATCCTCAGAACATTTTAATGCCATTGGCAGGTATGGGTAAAATTTGTTTTGCGCCAACCAGTAATAGTCATCTATACCAAAAGCCTTGGTATATAGATATGCTTGGACATCATAGCCCATACTTTTTACATCACGTTTGAAGGCCCACATATTGGAGGCTCGTGTACTTTTCAGGTCCGTTATAAACCCATCACCTAACACATCTAGAAATCCTCTAAATGGAATGACATGATTGCCTATTTCTAATTCTTTGTTGAACTCTACCTGATATTGTCCTTTGAGATAGATCTCTCGTACCCCACTATCCTCAAGCCTAGTAATCATATCGATTGCTTGCTGATGTTCTTCAGCAGACAGGTGTCTTTTACCTACAGACAACGCTTCTTGTTCCTTAAGCCATTCTTTATATACCTTAGTTGCTCTAGGGTTTTTACCACCTATCTCTCCAAGGATTTCTTCCTCTTCAAGAACAAAGAATTGATTATCGAATTCATCCGGGGTAAATAACATAACATCAAAGGCGGCACCAAAAGTAAATGCCTGAGAATCTTTCTTCATCTTCCCCTGTAGGTACATCTCTCCTTTTACTACATCATCTAGGAAGTGTTTAACAGACGAGTAAGACAGATACTTTTTCTGAGTCTTCTGAATTACCTTTTCAAACCAAGGACTCATGACTTGCTACCTGTTACTGCACCTTCTAATAATTTTGATTGACGAGAATCAGGAGTAAACTCCATCCTCTTTACGATGATTGTTTTTCTTTCGTTTCTTTCAGGTACAGTCTTCCCATCCATAATGTAATTTACTGCCTGAATTACCTGTTTACTTTTCTCATTCTCCGATATCTCTTTAACAGCGGAAGGTTTAGCCTCAGGTGATTTCGTTTTAACAGGTTTAGTGGCTGTCTTTTTTCCTGTGATACCTTCTTGATCTTTAGCAATAGCAATCTCTACTTCATCTGCTGATGCCATAGATGTGTCGATACCAATAGCCAACATCGCCAATGCCCTACCTACTGCTGATGTCTCACAGTTCTCTATGTATGAAGTCTTATTAATATAAGATGCTTCCTGGACCTCATGCGCTAGTCCTGTGGATTTAATGATTCCTTCGGAGTCTTTTATAGTAGTCTTCATTACTACTTCTCCACCATCCATTGAAATGATTTCGGTATCTATTGACCAACCTTTATATTCAGGGGCAAGTCTAAAATACTTTACTCTCTCGGTTACTTCAACGTATTGTTTTCCTTTTACGTTAGTGGTTTTAAATTGGTAAGCCATGGTATATTATTTATAAATTTAATTAATGGGAAGTTACAATGTTAATTTCTTTTGAACAAATTATAAGACAAATCTTTTGCGATTCC